TCTGGAGTGTTTGAACGATGCGTAGGTTATTTAGATTCCCTAAGTAAGGCGTGTGGAGTTCATACCCGTGTGACCAGGGAGCAATTCCTAGGTTTCTACACAGGCAGGAAGCTTGCCACTTACCAAAGGGCAGTGGAGTCGTTGGAAGCTAGTCCAATCTCCAAACTTGATTCGCACCTAAGCACGTTCGTTAAGGCAGAGAAGATTAATTTTACAGCAAAGCCGGATCCTGCTCCTCGGATAATACAGCCTCGTGACCCACGATACAATGTTGAATTGGGGAGGTATCTGCGTCCGTTTGAGCATCGGTGCTTTGCTGGTATTGAGAAGGTTTTTGGGGAACCAACAGTGATGAAAGGTTTCACCGCTGAGCAACAAGCAGCCATCTTCCGTCAGAAATGGGAGAGGTATGATAATCCCGTTGCCATTGGGTTGGATGCCAGCCGATTTGATCAGCATGTTAGTGTTGATGCTTTGAAGTTTGAGCATACTTTGTATCGGCGTGTGTTTCGTCATGACCCTGAGTTGTCCAAGTTGCTGAATTGGCAGCTTGAGAACATTGGGAAAGGGCGGGCACATGATGGGTCAATCCGATATAGGCGTAGCGGGGCCCGCATGTCTGGAGATATGAATACCTCGTTGGGTAATTGTGTTCTCATGTGTGGGTTGATTTATACCTATTTGAAGGAGAAGGGGTTGCGTGGTAGCTTAGGCAATAACGGTGATGATTGTGTTGTGATATTGGATGGTCGCGATGTTGCACATTTTAGTGAGGGGCTACGTGAGTGGTTCCTGGACTTTGGGTTCAACATGGCGGTCGAGAAGCCCGTCAGTGTGTTTGAGGAAATCGAGTTTTGTCAGACTCACCCTGTCTTTGATGGTGAGCGGTATGTGATGGTTCGCAATTTGTGGACTGCACTTGCTAAGGACTCGGTTTCTCTCAACGTTTTGGCCAGCAGGCGGGAATATCACAACTGGTTGGGAGCTGTTGGTGACTGTGGTATGGCGTTGACCGGTGGGATTCCGGTGTTTCAGTCGTTTTATGAAGCATATTTACGGGAATCCAGGGGCAGTCGCAATGTCAACATAAGTGAAACTTCCGAGTTTGGAGGTGGGCTTCGATGGCTATCGAAAGGTATGCATCGGAACTTTTCTGAGGTAACCCAGGAGGCTAGGTTTTCTTTTTACCTAGCATTTGGTGTTACACCAGATCAACAGTTGGCAATGGAAGAATACTACAGTCATGTGGATCTTGCCTTTCAGGATCCACTCCCCGTCGAAAACGCTCAGTACGCCAATACTTTGCCTTTTGCCAAATTAAATTAAGCGAATAAATCCTCTCTAAAAGAATCCGCGCAATGACGAAATCGCTCTCCCAAAAGATGAAACGTCTTGGGTTGGGGTTGCTAGCCGGTCGTACCAACGGTAGCACTCCCATGTTGAGATCTGCCGGTCCTAGTGAACGGCAGGTTCTTCGTGACGCACGTCACCTTAAGCGGCGCATCTTACCTATTCCAAAACAGGTTGATTCTTATTTTGATAATACCTCCATGTTGGTCACTGCCCCTGCTGCTAAATCCCGAGTTTATGCTGGCAGTGTACCACGTATTAATCAGCAGCCCGGTGTTGTTCGCATTAAACATCGGGAGCTGTTTTATACCGCCCAACTGTCGTCTTCCACTTTCCTTGCTATCGTGAACTCTTTTCGCATCAATCCTGCCAATCCCGTGATGTTTCCGTATTTGAGTGGGTTGGCAAATTTGTTTGATGAGTATTATGTTCATGATTTGTGCATAGAGTATGTTCCCACATGTTCTAGTGCCACTGCAGGCTATGTTACTATGGCTATAGATCCTGATTCTAATGATGCATTGCCCTCTAACCGTGGGGATTTGCTTTCATATGAGTTCAGTTCTAGTATTGCACCTTGGGGTGAGGCCTGTCTTAAGGGTGGGGCTAGGCAGGACTGGAGGTTTTGTGACTTCAGTGCTGCTTCCAACCCACGTGTTGTGGATTACGGACAGTTTATTTGGGCGGCGATAGGACCAACTGCCTTGGCTAATTGTGGTGACTTCTTTGTGCATTATGACATTTCGCTTCGCAAGCCCCAAGCACAGGGATTTGCTGGAGAGATAATCACATCTGCCTCTTCTGGCGGGTGGGGTACGAGCAATCTCACGACTGCTGGTACTCAATATGCACAGGCAGTGGCCACTGGTACTACAAGTTATCAGTTGATTCTAACGTTTTTGACCGTAGGGACTTACTACATCACGGGTGGGTTTCTCGGTACCTCCCTTAGTGGAGGGTCTATTGGGGGTACGGCTACCAGCCAGGCATCTGCAATTAATATTACCGGCACTACATTCTATAGTGTGTTTGATGTGATTTCTGTCACTGCTCCACAGCAGACAGTAACCATTTCCATCACTAATGCCGGACAATCTGTTGCCTGGGTTGGTATCCAGAAAATCAATCTTGGTATGTTTACATCGTTGGGAGCTATTGTATGATGGGTTCTACTAGCATTTTAAACTGGGCGACCCGTGTTGCCAACATGAAGTCACATCCCTACCTCTTGGCGGAGGCGCCAGATGCGTAGCTATCGTCCGGTTCGAACCGGGTTGCGGTAAGGTGGTACGGCTGGTAAAGGGTGTTGTGGATTGTTGGTTAGGGGGGTCCGGGTTGGAACACACTAGATCTGCACAGAAATGTGTGGTGAGGGCGTGGGGTTCCTTACATG